GGCAAATCTCCGTTCGCGGTGGGTTTGATTGGTACTGTACGCGCTCATCGATTAGTGTTAGCACAATATCGGACAGTCTAAATATGAGTGACATTGATCTGGAATCACAATCCCAGGTCTCGGGGGCTTCGGCTGCCCAAAGGGTGCTGACCGAGTGGGTCGGCACGACGTTGTCTCCGGCCAAAGCGTTACTTTGGGAGGCGCGCATTGGTACGAAGCCCGAAGGGCCACTCGGCCACCACAATCCTCACGGCCTTCTTGCGGCCCAGCGATATGTGTGTGAAAGAGAGGCTTGTGAGGTTTTGCTATCCAATGTAGACAGCGTTGTCGTGGACGTGGGCGGTGCCCCTCACCGCACCTTCGAACACCTAGGGCCTAGAGGCCGATACATGATGCCGTCCGTTCATGCGGGCGACAATTCTCGCGTCGGTCGTATCCCCCCGGGTGTTTCGAGTGATCACGTCTGCCATCACCGGTTTGAGGAGTGTGAGTGCTGGCGAGAGAAGAAATTCGCGTTTCTCTTCACGCATAGTGCCTACTATATCGATCCGGTCGCGCTATGGGCGCAGCTCAGCGATGAGTCTTGCGTGGATGCCTTGGCCGTCGAGCATTGCTTCGATGATGTCTTTGGCGGGTTCTACGAAGAGGCTAGCTGGAGCGTCCATGTTGACACGGTAACGATGCGTGTTGACGGAAATGCCACTGCGTACGTTCATCCCCTGCCTCCTTGGCAGTCTGGATGGACAGGGGTGGGGGGTGAGGGCTTTGAAGCCGAGACGTTAAAGCAACTGGATGGTGTTACGCGGATTATCCGCATCCACCCAGTTAAGCGTGACGTGCCGGTGGGCGAGGTCATACTTTGGGACCAGGTGGAGTCGGATCCTCATAAATCCGGCCCCGTACAGTTCAGTTCTGGCGTTCGTAACGCCATTCCGGACAATGCCAGGTTTACCCAAGTTACGTTTGATGTTCAGCGGGTTCACAAAATCGGTCCCTTCCTTTATACCGATTTCCTCTT